GCCGCTTCGCGGCTCTGGTGGTTCACGTCGGCGTCTGCCTTTGTGGGGCAACCGGAAAAGCCCATACCCACGCAGGCAATGAGCAAGATGGAGATGGAATACTTCACTCAACTACTCCTTTCGAAATCTATTGCTCGCGCTGCCGCTGCCCGCCTTGCGGCGGCATTCGGAGAGGGTATTTGTCGCCTCCTCACGGTGCCTCGCGAGCCATGCGGCGTTTTCGACCACGCGCACGATCTCGCCAGGCATCGAGGGCTTGTAGACGACCGCGTATTCCGGGTCCTGGCCCTGAAACGCGCGCTCCACGTCGGCCCGGCTCCAGCCGGTGTAGATGACCGCGCCCACGCGCAGACGCTCCTCTTCGATGGCGTTGACGAGCGTCGCGCCGCTGCGGGCGATGGACCCGTTGTCCAGTCCAAGGTCGATGATGGCGGCGTCAAAGCTGCCGCCCCGAAGAAGAACCAGCGCCTCATCCCCGTCGCCGACGGTCGCCGGTTCATGCCCGGCCGCGCGCAGGAGCAGGCGAAGGGATTCGCGGATGGCTTCTTCGTCGTCCACGATCAAGATTCGGTAGACCTCCTTCGGGCTCGTCGTCATTTCCTCACCAGCAAAGCAATTATGATGCTCACCGCCCCGGCGATGACGGCATTGAGCACGATCTTCCAGACGTCCCAGCGCTTGGCCCCGTTGGCGTCGAGGCGACGTTCGAGCTTTTCGAGCGCTTGGCCCTGGCTCTTCTGGCTCGATAGGAGGTTGCCCATCTGCTCGGTGAGCTTGTAGAGCTGCTGCTGAACGTCGCCCATGTTGTTTCGGTCCTTACTTTTTCTTCGTGACTTGGATCGTGGCCGGAATCGTCCCCTGCTTGCCGTCCGGCATGAGAAAGGGAACGAAAGCGGCGAGGTCGCAAGCGTGCCGGTTCAGCGTCTCGGTGATCTCCTTGAGGCAGTCCTGTTCCGCCTTGCGATCCGCCTGCTCAACGAGCCTTCGGGCCAATTCGACGGGATCGGCGACGGCTTGCTTGAGGAGATCCGCGTTCCCGTTCGGTTGCGGCTGTTCCACGAGGGGCAGAGCTTCCTTGGTTTGGTCCATGGCTTGTCCTCCTATTCGAAAAGTGCCTTGATCTCCCCGTCGCTGAGCCCTAGCGCCTTGAGCTTTTCCATGGCGGCTTTGCGGGCCTCGATCTTGGCCACGTTGAGCAATCGCCGCTCCTCCATTTTGGCGACGAGAGCCTGCTTTTCCGCGACCCGCTCGGCGCTCTGCTGGGCAAGTTGAATTTGATGGACGGGACCATTCTCTCCGATCCGGATGCAATGCCAGCGGCCTTCGGGCGTCATGGCGTCCACGCGCCTTGCGTCTTTTTCGAGCATCTTTTTCCCCTCAAGCGTGGTCAAGGGGAACGGGCCGGAACATGTACAAGGTTCGATCATCATTTAAGCCGCTTTCTGTTCCAAGCAAATCTGATGGAAGTTGACGGAAGGATCTACTCCCGGCGCAACGTTCCAGTCGCCGGTAATTTCCACTACGTTGGCGTTTGCCCATGTGACAGCAAAGCTACTAGCGAAATATGCTTGCGATTCACCGGCGCTAAAGACAAATAGTTCATCGGTGTAGTCTTCCCATGTATAGCCCGCCGACGTATTGCCTAGTACCCGGCAGGAAGATCGTCCCGTCGTCGCGCCGGTTCGAACAATGCGAACCTCCAACCAAAAAAACCCCTGACTACTCGCCGAAAGAACGATTGTATGAAGAGTTACCCCGGCACCCTTGACACGTATCGTCAAAGCGTCCGACGTACTGCGGAGATTAACTAATCCTTCCAATTGAAGAATTTGATCGTCTGCGGACATCGTACCGCCCGCAACCGAGTAACTGAAAATACTGGTTTCAACCGCCGTATTTCCGATGGTGTTCCCGTCGTCTACTGCAAGGACGGGGTTGGTGCCGCCGCTGGCCGCGACGATCTCGATTCCTCCCGCGCTGTTGTTAATTGTGATGTTCGCCCCTGCCGTCAGCGCCGCCACGACGGGAGCCGCGCCCGTCGAGCCGATGAGAAGCTGCCCGTTCGTCATCGCCCCGGCTTCGACAATCCCGCCGCCAGAGGACACCATGATCCGGCCGTTGTTCAGTGCGGTCGAGGCGTTCGTGCCCCCGTTGGCGATGGGGAGGACGCCGGTTATGCCGTTCGCAGCGTTCACCTGCGCCCAAGCCGGATTGTTCGTGCCACCCGTGTTCGAAAGGTAGCGCGTCGCCGTCGCGTCCTTGGCGAGCCGTGCCACGGTGTCGGCGGCCGAGCCGTAGAGGAGATCGCCTTGGGCGATGGTCGAGATGCCGTTGATGGAAAGCGTGAGGTCGCCTGATAGCTCACCGCCGCCCGTCAACGGCGAAGTCGTGTTGATGTTCTGGCTGATCGGAACATAACTGGCGAGGTCGGACGTCAGGACGATGATGCCCGAAGCGTCCGGGAATATGAACGTCCGATCCGCCGTGAACGTGGCCTGGTCGAAGATCGCCCAATTCGTCTCGGTCGTATTCACGAATCGCGGCCGACCGTTCGTGTCGAGGGCAAAGTGCGTCGTGATGCTGATGGTGGCGCTTTCCGTGTTGTCGTGACGGCGGAACAGCAACCAGCCCGAGGTGTTGGCGAGAGCAAGCGAAGCGTTCCCTTCCCCCCAACTCCAGCCCGTGCGAACGGTGCCGCCGCGAGGATCGGCGATTCCCGCGCCCCACCAGGTCCGGCATGCGATGCCCGCATAGGTCTGGGAAATCGAGACGCCGGGCGGGCTGAATCCGACCGTTCCCTCGTTCCAATCGTTGAGCGTCAGCTCGGGCGGTAGATAGACAATGCCGCCATCGCCGGTGCCGCCCTTGAAGCGAACGGACCGGCCAGCCGTAGCCCGCGTGAACGTAGGAGAATAGGTGGTGGCCATCGTCTACCCGCCTTCCCCGCTGCCGCCCGCCGTCAGAGAGACGCTCACCGTCACGCCTCCACGCCGCCGCCCGCCGTCAGAGAGGCGCTCACCGTCACGCCGCCTTCGTTGCCAATCGCGGCGACATTCACGACGCAAGGCGTCTCGTCGAATAGAGCGCAAAGCTGCTCCCGCGTCGGACTCATGTTCGCCGTGAAATCGACTTGGCTCGTGACGACCGCTTGGGGAAACCACGCTTGAGCGAGGAATCCCATCGTCGTCGTCGCTACGCCGACGGGCAGTTGACCCATGCCCGCATCGTAGGGCACGTTGAGGTTCGCGATCGTTTTGCCTTGTACGTCCGTCGTGGGCGAATCGCGAAGATCCGGCAAGGGAAGGATCGGGACTCCACCGGCTGGAGAACCGGGCGTCGGGATCGAAGGGGGCACTCGACAGGGTACATCCGGCGCGGTAAACCAGCATTTGGCCTCCAGGTCCCAGCGCCCTTCCTTGACAGCGTCGAAGTGCCTGTGAAGCAACGCGGGATTGTAGCGCAGGAATGCCTTGACATAGTGGGGCGGGTCGCTGGCCGGGACGTAATCGGGCGAATCGAAATTCAGCGGCGCGTCCTGCCTTTGGGTGCGGAAGAAATAGGTTTCCGTCGAGAGATGCCCCGAATTGGTCGGCTCTCCATCCTCCGTTTTCGTGATCTCATGCTTGTCCCCGCCCGCGACGCCGACTTCGAACGGCCCGAAGTGAACGCGACCCATCACCGCCAGCGTCTTTTTCGAGCGGTCATGAACAAACCCGAATCCCGGCGCATCGTCAGAGCAGCCGCTTCCCCCAATCTGCCACGCCAGGACGTTCGCGCCGTACCGTGGCTTGCCCCCTCGCGGCTGGGCGACGTACCAGGCTGAATGAAGAGCCGCCGAGATTCCATAGGCGGCTTTATCCGTCAGGTCGTGAACCTGGCTACTGAGGGCGGTTCCCCCGAAGCGGTTGGCCGCCACAAGCCGCCGATCCGTCGCCAAGAAGACATTTTCCTGATTGTTCTCGCTCGTACCGGCCAGCATGATTCCGAGGGTCCCCGAAGGGTGTCTTTGGCCGCCGGGGGGCAGGGTAAACGGGGCGAAACGGTCATCCGCGAGACCCGCCCAATACTGCGGCAGGACAGCCGCATCGAGTCCGACTCCACAACGTGACGTACCCGTGGCGATTGTGTCCCCTCCAGTCGTGACGATGGCAGGCCACGCGAAATTCCAGCCGCTCGCAACCTTGTCGAGTTTTGCGCCCAGGGCGGGCCAGTTGTGGCCGCCGAACACATAGCCTACGGTATCCGGGTCAATGATCCACTGACCTTCCTGGTCGAGCTGATCGCGCCGGCCGGTGACGCGCCACGCATACAGTGCCGGTCGAAGCCCGAGATTCCACTCCGGGTTGTGGACCTGTAGCGGCAGAATGCCAGGGCCGTGCGCGACGAGAGACGTTCCTAGCTTCATCGCGTCGTATCCGGTACAGCCAGCTTGAGCAGAAGATGGCGGGTCGGCGAATCCAAGAAGCTCACGATATCGACCGGCTGAATGGCCTCCGCCATGGCGATCTTAGTCAGCATTGCGCCATTCGGCTGAATCGTGTGCTGCACGAGCTCCACCCGCCCGGCGGGTTCGACGCCAAGCGTCATAGCCCCCGCCGCCTCGCCCTGCAACCGATCAGTCAGGATGCCGTAGGTTCGTGCGGCGATCGCCAAGGCGATAGCTTGGAGCGACGCCCCGCCCACCGAGGACACGTCATTCAGCACGAGTCCGGTCAAGTCGGGAACGCCCTCGCGAATCCCGAAGAGCTTTTCGAGGTCTTGTTCTCTCGCGTCCAACCATGTCACCCGCGCCGTTTCGAGACTCGGAGGGACGCGGATCTCCATGACGGGACCGCGCGCGTCCCGTAGGCCCGCCCGCGCAGGAGCGGGCAGCAGGTCCGCGATTTGTTCCGGCGCAATTTCAACCGCATAGAGTTGCCGTTCGTCATTGGGGCTGGCTGGAATGTGCGTGATGATAAAGCAACCCTTGTGTCGGTCCGTCAGCTTGGGAATGTTGTCGATGCTGGACGAGAATACGGTGTCCCAGGTCAGGGGAACTCCCCGCTGGGTAACGTCGAGAGAGGGTCCTACCTCGACAGGGAAACCGTCCGACGCAAACGATTCGTTGCCCGACATGGTGACCATCGAAGGAAGGAGCGTATCGTAGAAAAAGTGCTGGCGGAAATTCAGCCGCACGATGCCTTGGTCGTGGTCCAGGATTTCGACCACCACGGGGGCCGCGCGGTCGGAGCTGGTCAAGGTGTCCCCGCTGGCCGGATAGCTTCTCACGTTTCGGACCCAAGGAGCTTTTTCGGTGTCCGAAACACCCAGGCCGCGCAGGGCGTTGAACAGCATGAGTTGCGACGGAATGATGGAATAGTTCACCCAAGCCGCCGACGGGGCGCGCTGGCCGGTCGAAGGGTCCACCGTAGCGACCCGATAGGCCCTGATCGAAGAGCTGGCGTCCATCCACTTGCGGTTGACTCGGTACGTCTGGCGGTAATGTTCGCGGATCGACGCGACACGTGCCAGCCAGTTCTCGTCAGGGCGGGGCGTACCCGTCAATTGCATCGGCGTCCACAAGTCCATGAAGGGGATAAAAGACTTGCGGATTTGGGCAAAGTCGAAGCTCGTGTAACCCGGCGGGGTGCTCCATGCGTTGAGCGCCTGCGTGAAGGTGATCCAAGTTCCAAGCGCCATGGTCTGACCACTCACTACGAGGTTGTAGTCGGGGATCGGCAGGACGTTCTCTACTTCCCGCGCGCCTTCGCTCTCTACGACGGTCGTTCCTTTCGAGGCGGGCTCGTTGATGTTGTGCCGGATTTCGGCCTCGACCGTGAATAAGATTCTGAGCTTTGCGGGTCGGATGTTGCGATTCTCGATCCACATGATGTGCCCATGTCCGACGGCTTCGGGCAAGATATCGTTGTAGACCGACGCCTCCTGCCCGGACGCCTTGCTGTAAAAGTGGATGTGGCCCATTCTCGTGATCTTGACCGTCGCCTCGGGCAGGTACTTGAGCAGTCGCGCCAGCGCAATGTCGCCCGTGTCGTCGATAACGAGATTCTCGATGGAAAGCGCCTCGAACGCTTCGCCGACTTGATCGTCAATGAGGATGGCCCGAACAAATCCCGAGCGGCGGCTGGCCCCGCTTGAGGTCTCCCAGTCGCGCAGGACGGTCGAGAGGTCGGTGAGGCACCGTTGTGCCGTCCATTTCGCCCCAGGAAGGGCGCCGTTCTTCTCGAAGAGCGACCACCCAAAGTAGGAGACCTGATCCGTCACGGGTTGAATCTCGATAGGCAAGTCGGCCATGCCGGGCACGCGCTTGGTCCCGATGTGGCGGCGCATGTTGTAGCTGCGCTTGATGAGCTTGTAGCTCCAGAGCCAGCGAACGTCGGCCGCGAGGACGCGATGAATGAAGGGGTGTTCCGACTGTTCCTTGCCCAGCACATAGAGGCCCGCCGCCATGAGTTCGTCATCGACCGTCAAATCGAGCGGCCCCCGAGCATTCACGAGATCGTCGGCGGTTTTGGGATCGACGTCGAAAGCTTGGGTGTGGGGCCGCACGCCATCGCGGAACACCCACGTTACGGGAACATCCCCGAGGAGTTCGAACTGGCCCAGCTTTACTTTCGGCATGGCTTACACTCTGCGAGTGTTGACCGTCGCTTCCGCGGGCGGCTTGCGCTTGGGTTCCTTGTAGAACTCGAAAATGTCCGTCTTGGTTACGTTCGTCACGTCGATGGTTTGATCCGAGCCTTGACCCAACCTCAACGGCTCGACGGAGAAGCTGGTGTCCAAGTGCTTGAAGGATAGCCCGCCGGGATTCTTCATGCCATCTAGACTGCCCTGCACCGTATCCTGTCCCGCCTTGAACAGTTCCACCGGATTCTGGTGGAAGAATCCCTTGATGGTTTTGGTGTCGCTCACGATGCGGACGCGCTTGGCCGGGCCCTGAAAGGCGTACTTTGTCATCGGGTCGCCGTCCCAGACGGGCACGAGCACCCACCCCGTGCGAAGCTGGTCCTCCACTCGTAGTGTGCGGGAAAGCACTTGGCCGCCCTTGCCGCGCACGAGAAGTTGAACGCTGAATGAGTTGTTCTCATAGTCGAAATCCGGCGTCTCTTCCACGATGGCGAGCGGCCCGCCGCCCAGCGTGTCCGTCACCTGTTGGATGAGCCACCCTCGAATCGAGTCCCACTTGCCGCGAAGATCGGTCGTTCTGTCCTTATCAAGCGTCGCCGAATAGGTGACGGGTAATTCGGTCAATCGGAGGATCCCAGCCGTGGAAGGTGTGTCACCCGGCGAAGGCAACGACCGTCCCACTTGGAGCACCTGGTTCTTGATATCGGCGTCGTCCAAGCTCGACCCGCCCTGGCTGTAGACGAGTTCGCGCCAGAGCCGCTGAAACGTCAGACTCTTCGTGTTGTAGCTGTGATCGGCTTCCGGCTCCTCCACGAGTTCCCGATTGGCCGCCCCGATGCCCAGCGCCGAAAAGACGGACGTTTCCAAGGCCCCGATGATGGCTTCATATTGAGCCCGAGCATTGTTGCCGCCAGCCGCCGTTACGGTCCCCGAGACGGTCACTGTCCGCCGCCGGTTGGCCTCGTAGGCGACTTGAACGCTATGCTCCCGCAAGCCCGTCTGGAGTTCGGCGCCGGTATTCGCGGGAAGATCCAGTACGATCCGCACGCCGTAGATGCGCGACTTGCCCGATGCGCCCTGGTCCACCCGCTTTGTGATTTCGGGGCGGGCGTCCATGCCCGTATTCGAAGACTGGCTGAATGCGTAGAGCGTCTGGCCGCCCTGTAGGACGGTGAGGTCCTGAAACGGCATCCGAAACGCCGCCTCGACGTCGGCGATTTCGCTGGTGAAATCGGCGGCGGCGCTTTTCGAGATGAGAAACTCGCATTCGAGAATGAATTGGTCGAACCGCCTCTCGTTGAAAACGACGTCCATGATCTCGCGGCCCGAATCGCCGCCGACTTTGAGGCCGCCGTAGGTGATGGACAGGTCGCGCGTTTTAATCGCCATGTCTATGGTCTCGCGAATATCTTGTCGAAGACGCGCAAGATCCCGTCGGCCACAATACGACCGGTGGCCTCATGGGTAACCCGATTTCGCGTCCGCTCCAGCATGCCTTCGAGATACTGCTGACCCGTGCTTGCGCGAACGAACGCCCCGAAATCTTCGGTTGCCGCCGCCTCGGAAGATCCGGCGATGACCCTGCCGCTCGCCAGGTCGAGTCCCTGATTGGCGGCCTGTAGCACGCGAAGCGGGGTCTTGACGAGTTCAAAGCCCCGCGAAATCACGCGCTGCGCGTCTCCGGCTCCCTCCCCGAATCCCGTGATGGTTCCCGAGCCGAATTCCTCGCCGATGCGCCGGGCGAATCCGCCGACCGCCGGGCCCATGACCTCGACCACCTTTGCGCTGGCTCCCGCGATCGCAAGTGCCGCCGCCACGCGAAAAGCCGTCGATTGACCCAGGAACAACCGCGTTGCAAAGCTCGTCCGGGCCCGGCCCATTTGCGCCATCATCAGGCCGGGATGCTGAATCGCGCGAATGCCCAGCACGAACCGCCGAAGCATCTGCTGATCCTGCGGGGTCGCGCCTCCCCGTGACGCCTCCTTGGCAATGCGCGCGCCCCCTTGACGTTCCCTCGGGAGAGCCGTTGTTTCGCGGACTTCTCGCCGCCGAGAAACCGCCCGCGCCCCTTCGGCTTGGTCAGGCCGTGTCGCCGGAGCTTGTAAGCGACGCTGAACGACACTGGCCCGCGCGGCCTGTTGGCCCGCCGGCGAACTCGCGTCAGGGAGTTTCTCGACGCGGCGCTGGAGCTCGGCGAGTTGCTTTTCCGCGCCGCTCGTGTCGAAGGTCACGCTCGCCTTGACCGGGCCGATGATCGTCGCCATGGCGTTCTCTACGTCACCGTAATACTGGTTCGGGTCACCCGCGCGCTGTAGTTGTCCTGATTCCCGGAACCTCGAATGTCGTTATAGGCGACCCAGAGCGAGAACGAATACGTGCCCGCCGAAAGGCCGGTCACCGTCCGATTCTCCTGCAAGCGACCGCCCGTGACCGTGACGACGGTTCCGCTCCCCGGGGTCGCCGGCGCGGTTCCGCCGCTGGCGTACTCGATCCGATAGGCTTCCCAATCGTACCGATCCGGCGACGCCTCCCACTGAAGGATGACTTGACCGGCCCCGCCCGTCGCCCGAAAGTAGGTCGCCGGGTGGTAGAACTCGGTCGTCGTGTACCAGATTTCAAAGCCGTGTTCACGGGTGGCGACGTAGTTCATGGCCTGATCCTGTCCCGACGGGCCGACCGTAGCCGTCATGGCCGAAATCGTCAGCCCCAAGTCGGGTCCCATCCTGCCGATCGTCGCGTACAGTTCCTTCTCTAGCTCCAGAATGCCCCGCCCCTGAGAATCGTTCGTGACCCGGTTTCCCCCAATCAGGGCTTTTTCCCCGCTGAAATCACCGCCGCCCACGACCCCGATAGCGACCTCCACCCGACCGCGCATGAGTTCGGGCTGTTCCTTGTATTGGGGGTCTCCGTCGCTTGACATGAAAGGGCGCACGACCGCAAACGGAGCTTGAAGGTTCGGGAGCAGCGCATTGATGGGCCTCGCCGATATATCGACCGAACCGAAAACATTGTTCGAGGTACCGGTCCAATTCCGGGCATCAAGCACATACTGGAACTGGCGGATGATCTGCGCGCCCGTCATTGCTGCGTCGCCTCCTGCGTCGGCGAAACGGCGAGAAAAGCGTCGAGCGCCTGCGAAGCCTCCAGATTCTTGAGATCCTCCTCGGTCTGCTGAATACGGGTTTCTTCGGGCTCATTGATGGCATCCGCCAGAAGTTCAGCGAACGCTTGGGCCTGACGGTAATGCGCGCGACCGAAAGCCTGTCGGCTTGCGAAATCGAGACGTTCCCACGTTCGCCAATCCAAAACCCCGCCCGCCTCGAAGAATTCCCACGCCTCTTGCTCCAGGGCCGCGCCTTGCGTTTCATCGACGCCGCCCGAAACTCGAAGGAGCTGGCCCATGAGGGGATCGACTCTCTTCTCTTCGCCGCTCATAGTTTGCTCACGAGTTCCTGCCGCCGGCCCACCTTGTAGCACCGTCCCGCCGAATCCACGCCGGCCCACCAGACCGCGCCTACGCCGATCTCGGCGTTCAAGCCGAGGTTCAACTTGGTCGTTTCGTCGATAGCCGGAAAGGCGTGGTAGAGAATGACGAAGGGATGATAGTCGGGCGAGTACGGCGAAAAGACCAGCTTGACGGCCTTGGCGTTAAGGTCATAGCCGGGGTCGTTCTGGCCCGCGGCGGCCGGGCTGTACTCGATGTAGCTGGTGCCAAAGCTCCCGCTCACGATGTTCGGGAACATGGCCGAGAGCATGTCGGCGTCGAGCACTTCCCGAAATACGCACGCCAGCCGGGGCTCCTCTCCGGTGTAGTAGACGCGCGAAGTCGTGCCGCCCCATTCTTCCGCCTTTGAACGAGCCACTTGAACTCGGGGCTCGAAGACGACCTCTCGCGCGAAACCCAACGCCGTACCGCCGTGGGGAAAGTCCGCCGTCAAGTCCGTCGCCCCGTAGCACAAGCGACCCGGCGCGCGGATGATCCCGCTGGCGCTTCCTGTCCCCATGGCCCTCTTCTACCCCGCTCCCCGTCTGTTCATCTTCCGTTCGAGGTAGATCCGGGTCGTTTCGAGCACCTCCTCTTGAAGCTCCGGGGTCACGCCGACCATGGGACGTTTGACGATCTGCGTCTCCAGGACATTCTTTCGCAGAAGAGGCAATAGCCGCCCCGCCGCTTGAAGTTCCTGGTTTCCTTGATTGGCCTTGGCCCGGCGCCGTTGAGTGAAAGCCCGAACGTCGTTTTCGACCGCCTCGTCAAAGCTGCCGCTCGGAGAATGGCGTTCCAACCATTTGGCGTAGCGGTCCGGGTGTTCGGCTCGCTGCTTTTCCCGATCCGCCGTGACCTTGTTTCGGCGCAAGAGTTCAGACCCGGAATCTTCCTGTGGAACCGGCGCCGGGCCACGCTGAAAGACGTCGTCTAGGTACGCCGCGATACGCCCCTGCACGTCCTCGCCGTAAGGCTGAAAGTCGGCCAGTCCTTCGTGGTGCTTCTGGGCGTAATCCTTATTCGTGCCCCATTCGACCGTTTTATCGTCGGAGACATCGAAGGTGAAGGAACCGAGCAGGCCGCCCCGGTTTCCCTCGTCGATGAGGGCGGGGCGGCGGTCAAACCGCGAAGGCTTTGGGCTCTCTCGTCCGGCGATGAAATCCGCCAAGGCGCCGGCGATGTTGAGGAATGGGTCGGGCATGCTCGGATAGCGGGCGGGCCACTCGTGCTCGCCTAGCCGCTGTTCGTAAAAGGCCCGCTGTGAAGAGGCCACGCCCAGCGCCCCGAGGCCCGTCAGAACCGGCTTGAGATCCGACAACGAGAGCCGGTACTCCCCCAACTGCCGGAGCAAGTCCTCCTTGATTCCCATGGCCTCATGTCAGGAGTCATCCACATCGCTGGGCACGCTGCCTTGGCCGTCGGCACCGTTTCCGACCACATAATGCCGGAATCGCGCCTTGTCAAAGCTGGGCTTTTCGAGCGGCCGATCCTGCGTCGGGTCCATGTCGCTTGTGGTCGTGGGAAGAATGCGGTCCCCGCCGCCGACATCGGCCACGGTCCGCAGGGCGTCCCGAATCTGCCGGTCGGCTTCCTGCCAGGAAAGCTGGCCCGCGTAGACCTGCAACTTGAGCACGACCAGGGGTACGCCCGTTTCGACGTGGATGTCGTTCGTGTCGTCATACTCGACCTTTGCGAACCGCTTGAACGCGGCTTGAACATCCGTCGCGGCCAAGCCGAGGCGGGTCGTGTCAACGGTCGTTCCGTCCGGCTCTTGCGGATTCGTGAGCTTGACCAGACGATCCGTACTGACCCGAGCCGTGACGCGATCCGTCAGAGCCATCCTGTACTACGCTCCTTGCGCCGAATTCAGCCCGACGGCGGCCGTCATTTCATTCACGACGAGCAGTCGGATGACACTGTCCGTCTCCACCTGGAAATTGTAGGAGAGCGCGGTCAGCACGCCGAAGCTGAACGTGTACATGTCGCCCGCCTGGAGGGCGGCCGAAGCGTTGAGCCCGTTCGTAAAGCTCGTGGTGCCGTCCGTCGTGATGAGGTTAAAGACGCTACCCGTCGTGAGACAGACGGTGACAACCCATGTACCATCGAGAACCGGCGTAACGTTCGTGGCGAGAATGTCCGTGTTCACGCCCGGCGCGGAGATGTTGTACCGTCGAACTCTACTGTTCAATTCTGCGGCCATGGCTTAGGGCTCCGTAAACGTAACGCTTGAACCCGGACTATGGGGCAAAAACCTGTTCCAGGCCCACCAGATCCAGTACTGAATCTTGGGCCGGATCTCCGAGTCGGTCCATGTGAACTGGTCGTCTACGCGGAACGGCTGATACGTCGTGACGCTGGCCGGAAGGATCCAGTACCAGTGACCGTCGAACTCGGTGCCGGGCACCCACAGAAAGTCGTCAAGCAGGAGGTTTCCGCTCGTCCGGGTGTAAATCGCCGTCGCCTGAATGTCGTTCTGGGCGGCAAGGCGGTACCAGCACGATTGCCCGGGCGTCGCGGGAACGAGCGTCACGTTCCAGCCCGTCGCGCCGGTGACCGTGACCGTCCGACTGGAGGCGCCGACGCTTAGCTGCAACGTCCCGTTGGCGCTCCCGACGGCGGCGTTCCAGACGACCGCCAGCATGTAGGGCCGGTTCAAGTCGAGCTTGCCACCCCGCGTCGAAATCTTCTGGGAAAGCGTCTCGGTAGCCTTGAGATTGAGGGCGTAAGCCGTCGAGTCGCCGGGCGCCTTGCGGAAGTAATTGGTCGAATCGAAACTGTGACTGCCGATGGTCCCGATGGTCCACGAACCGATGGAGGTGGGTACGGCCGCCGTGCCCCCAAAGGTGGAAAAGGAGGCGTTGCCGAGAATCGAATTGTCGGTCGAGAGCGCGGCGATGCGACTATTCAACCCGGAGGCCGAGCGCTCGATCATGTCCCGGCCCGGCGTCGAGCCGACAAGATCGAAGACCTCTTCACCCAGGCGGGTGCCGGTGTTGAAATCAAGCACGCACTTGGCCCGGTGCGGCTCGATGTGGCAGGCTTCGAGGTCGAAGTTGTACTTGTCCTTCGTCAAGCGGATGATCTGTCCGTTGCCGACGTTGGCCGCGGCCGCGCTGGGGCTTGCGAAGCTGATTTGGCGCGACTGGACGTAGAAGTCGTTGTCGTAGAAATACTGGTAGAGTTCGTCGAGCATGTCCTGGTCGTCGTTGAGATTCCCTCGCCCGACAATCGTCTTGCAGTATTGGCGAAGGAACGGCCGTTGAATGGCTTGGGCGATTTCCGGCGAAACAGCCCCGGCCAAAGCCGCGCGAACCGCTTGACCGGCCTCGCTGATATCATCCGCCCAGTCCGATTCGATGGCCTGGTACAGCGTGTCGAGCATGCCGAGAACGTTCTTCGAGTTGCGCCGGCCGTAAAGAAGGGTCTGGTCAAGCAAATCGACGGCCGCGCGCCAGCCGCTTTCGATCTCGGCCCGACTCGGGGCGATAGGCATTCTGGGCTATCCTCCCCGCAAACTCCTCACGCCGCAGCCTTGCTTGCCTTCGGGGGCACGGTAGTGGTGGCCGGCGATGGCGCCGTTTCTTGTCGAACCTGACCCAGCGCAAGCGGCGGATCCTTCAGGAATCGCCGCATGTCCGGCCGCTGGCTCTCGTCGCCCAGCTTGACGATGTACACGTACTGGGCCACCGGGCGATCCCGAAACTTGTCCGCTCGATAGAACGGCTGGTCAAGATGCATGTGATGCGCCGTCGTCTCGTTGACCCAGCGCAAGACATGTCGGCTGACGTTCTGAAGGATGCTCTTGATCTGCTCGTCGGTCCATCGGCCAAGGCAACCGGGCCGGATCTGCATTTCGGCGTCCTCGGTTCCGCCGACGACGAATCGCTCGGTCGTCCAGGCCGAGAAACTCAGGCCGCCCATGCGAAGCTGCTGATAGTTGCAGCGGCCCGACCATCGGCGGGCGGGGACGTACTCGATCCCCTGCGCGCTGACCTTCGGCTTGGGGTAAAAGGCGTCGTGGGCATCGGCCGCCGGAAGTACCCCGTACCAGTACAGCGAACGCGGAACCTCGACGACGGGCTCCATCGCCACGCTGAGAGGCTGCAAAAGCGCCTCCGGCATGATGATCGGCTCGTATTGGGGAGGGGACGCAGGCTGCTTTTCGGGCGCCATGATTCAGGTCCTCCTTGATGTTCACCGGCTTTTCAATCGGGTTGCCGCGCCGATAACGCAGACGCGGCAAGCGAAGCTTGAACAAGTCCTACGGCGTCACGTTGATCGTTCCGATGGGCGGCGGTCCGCCCCAACCTTCGCGCAGCTCGACCTGCACGTAGATGACTCCCGTGTCCCGGCTGATGTCCGACACTTCGGGCATCCCGAGCCATTGCTGAAGCCCCTGGCGCACCTGCCGAACCAGCGGGCGCTTGTACTCGGGCAGACCGCGCAGGAAGAGGTAGTAGGCGGCGTTCGTGATCTCGCCCAGCACGACGCGCTTGATCGGCATGGCGCCCGGAGCCAGAAGGACGTTCCCCACGCCGGCGCCCGCGTCCGTCCCCTGCACGCTCTGAATGAGCATGTTGCGGAGCGCCTTGTCCATGACGAAGGTGATCGACGGGCCGTGGAACAGCGTCACGCCGTTTCGCTCGATGGCCGTAGGGTCATGCAGCGGTTTGCTCTCCGTGTCCTGCTCCTCGAAGAAGCGCCGCTTGACGGTTTCGATGTCCGTGATGATCTGCTGCTCGGTCGTGGAACCCGTGGCCGTCGTGGTGTTTCCGCCCGAGACGCCGAAGCGGTTGGCGCTGGCGCCGTCCGTGGCGTTGTAAAGATCCGCGCCATCCGAGTTGTTCGGGATGGCGGACAGGTAGTCGTCGTTGGTCGCGGAGAACGCGCCTCCCGTGATGAACTGGACGAAGATACGACGCGCCAGGATGCCCGCATTCTGGGCCAAGCCCTGAATGCCCGCCCACGCGCTCTTGGTGCGGTCGTCCGCAGCGTCCCACTTGTGGATCGGCACCCGGCGACCCCAGCCGTGGTTGTAGATGTACATGTACTCCGACAGGACGCCCTTGGTCGGCATGATCTCGCCCTTTTCGAATCGGGCGAGATACGGCACGGTGCGAAGCCAGGAGTAGAGCTCGCGGTAGCCCTCGCTCGGCGCTTCGAACCAGATGACTTCGCCGATGGCTTGCCGGACGTCTTCGTAGCCCGGCTTCCAGAAGTTGGCGAACTCGGCGCGAGCACCTTCCAGGAGCATCGGCCCGATTGCAGCCCAGTCCATGTCGTCTCCTTTTTCCTAAGCGACGAGCAACGCGGCGCTACGCGCCACCTTGCCGTATGTCATCACCGTGCAGACCGCCCCCGTGTGGTAGTAAGCGATCTCGCCGATTTCGGCCCCCTGCGAGGCCGTGGTCGAAAGATCCGCGTAGTTGTCGGTCGTCGAGTAGACGAGTCGCCCGACATCGGTCTGGGCCGCGGCGCCGGAGACCGAGACGGGACCGAGCAGCGTCGCCCCCGACGTGACGATCACCTGCGGAGGCGGGGACGCGGCCGTATCGCCGGTTCCCTGGTTGTTCTGGAGGTCCGTGGCCGAAGTGATGTAGTTGAACCCGACGGCGAATCCCTGCCACATCAAGCCTTGCTGGTTCTGCCAGGGCACGGCATAGCCGCGCGAGCTCGTCATTCCGCCCGTGGTCGGGTCCGGAATGCCGACCAGCGCTCCGTGATAGATGACGTCGGCATTGACGATCGGCAGGCTGATCGTGACGTGGTAGCCGAAAATCTTGTTCGGCGGCCGGGTGGCGGCGGTCAAAGCGGCCATGGCTTACGCGACCTCCTTCGGAATCTCGATTCCGCTCATCCGAAGCTGGATCTTGACGTACTCCTCGCGGCTCATGGACGGCGGAAAGCCGCTGGCCTTGAGGGTGTCGAATCCGGCCGCGAACCGCGCGGCCTTTTTCTGGATCTCAGGACCCAGCTTTTCGAACTTGGAGACTTCGGGCGTCTGGAGCAGCGAGGCCTCGAAAGCGGCCAGACTGGGAGGCGGGGCCTTGGTTCGGCCCTCCTTGTAGACGGCGACGAACTCCTTGAGGGGCTCCTCCCCCATCGCGGCGAACTTGGCGATGGCCTGCCGCGTCTTGTCCGTCACCGTGTAGCCCTCCAGCTCTTTGAGGGCCTTTTCCTCAAGCGTGCGGTTCGTGTCGCGCTTGTCGCGGTCCTTGAGGTTGTCCTCCAGGGCGGCGATGCGCGCCTCGAACTTGGCATCGGGCACGGCGACGTTCGCGCCGTCCGGCTTCTTGTCCGCGCTCATATGACTGTCTCCTCGATTCGAAAGTTTTTGGGTGACGCCGGGAATCTCGTTCGGGTCGACGGGCGTGGCGTCAAGGGGCCGCGTGCAAGGATTCGCGGGCTCCTTTCCTTCTTCCTCGTTCTGCCCCATCGCCGCATTGGTCGAAGGCGGCTTGCCGGACACAAGCGTCTTTTCGATCCGGTCGATGGCCGATTCCATCTTCGCGCAGCGCTGCTCCATCTGGGCGAAGCGGGAGGAGAACTCCAGGTGGGCAGCGAACTTGTCGCCGGCCATCGGATTCAGGATCGTGTCGAACTTGGCGCTCGAATCCTTTTTGATGCTCCCGATCGTGAGCAGCGGGTAATGGTGATACGGCACCTTGCCCGCGAGGAGCGCCAAGCTGTCGATGCGCCGGGCGGTCCAGTCGTGGATTTCCGGCGACACGTAGGGCAGGCGCCCGCACTGTACGTCTTCGAAGACTTCGGCGGTCACCTTCAGGTCGGCGAAGACCGTCGGCTTTGGTACGCCATCCACTTCGAAGAGCGCGACGCGCTTGGGCAGAAAATAGCCCGCGAATTTCGGATCATCGCCGCCCGAGCGGCTGTGCGTCAGATGGATCGGGGAGCAGTATTTGGCGCGCTTGTACTCTTCCTGGCCGAAGCGCACGGCGTCGCTGAGCCACTCCATGCCCACATCGAAGGGCGCGTTCTTCGTGTTCTCGGTCACGGCCGAGAGGATCGGCACGTCATGGATCGTGAAGAATCCATCCCCCGTGTCGGTCGCCGAATAGTTTCCGCCCTTGAGCTTGAGCGTTCCGCCTGCGTTGAAGGTGACGACGACGTACTCGGCGTCGTCGGGGTCTACCGCGCTCGACTTGCTTGTGGACTTGGACGGGGCGCAGATGTTGATGGCCGCCGCGACGGCCCGATCCTGTTCCCATCCCTCGTCGATCTTCTTCGAGGTGTGCCCCTTGATGCAGGCTTGCTCGGCAGGCGTGAAGCTGCCGAATTGGGCGAGGTCGATGGCGTCAACCGGTGATTCAAGCGTCGCCGATGCCGCCGTAAAGTTGGCGCCCTTTCGACGGCCCCTTAACCAGCCGAACATCCTTAATTATCGAACCCGCTAAGGTACTGGTCGGTACGAAAAGGCTTGACACTCGTGCACCCACCTGTAGCCTGATAGGCAGTCATGGAACTCCTGAGACAGGCTTTCGCCCGCCCCCCTGCCAGAATCCTCTTCCTTTAGGGGGTTCCATGACTAGGCCGGGGTGGCGGGTCGAGCCGCAAGAAAAGAGGTTAGGTGTATGGTACGCAGGGCGATACTCGAAACCTTTCCCCCCAAGGATGTCGTGACCAAGGCCCCTAAGACGAACGGGGCGGCCCCGAAAGTCCAACCCCGAGGCTCCATCGCGGTCATCGCCGTGCCGCGTGCGACCGCCAGCATCCATCTCGTCGGCACGAGCCCGCTGATCGTGCATCAATTCTCCGAAAAGGCGAAGACCATGATGCGCGACAAGCAGACGGGCGTCGCCAGGACGGCGAAACAGGCCAAGGTGCCGTTCAACGAGTTCGTCGGCAGCCTCTACGTGATGCCGGGCAAGGCGCTTCCGAGCAAGACGCTGAAGGTCGGCGGAGCGTGGAAGTTCGTCGCGAACACATTCTACGTCCCGGCCTCCGGGCTCAAGAACGCTCTCGTAACGGCGGCGCCCCTGACGGATCTCGCCAAGACGCAGATTCGCGCGGGCATCTTCATCAAGCAGGACCGCATCCCGCTCAAGTACGAGCGGCTCGTCATGCGCGAGGACATGGTGAAGATCGGCAAATTCCCGAACAAGGTGGCGGACATCCGCTATCGCGGCGAGTTCCAAGGGTGGTCGCTCGTCGCCGATGTGGAATTCCGAACCGATGTCCTGTCGGCGCCGGAACTCTACAACCTCTTCGACCACGCGGGCTTTTCCATCGGCCTGCACGAATGGCGGCCGGAGAAGAACGGCTCCTTCGGGCGCTTCGAGGTCGAGAAGACGAAGGGAGGCGAGGTGCGATGACGACAGCGACGGCGACGCAAAGGACCCTCAAGGCGCAGCCGCCAGGGGAACGCAAGCCGGGCCGAAAGGCCCGGCGAAGCGCCCTCATGGAAGAGCTGGCAATGCTGGAGGCCAAGTGGGGCGGCCTATCGCCCAAGCGGTACGTCGAGTGGGCGAGGACCCATCCCGACTCGGCCTCGTACAAGTCTATTTGGTCGTGGGACGACCGAAGGGCGGCGGCCGACTGGCGACTCGCGCAGGCCCGCAACATCATCGGCCGCTATCGCTTCTCCATCACGATTGACGGAGAACAGTTCCAGCCACGCCTGTATAGGAACGTGATCGTGAGCGCGATAGGGGCAGAGGAGCGGCGCGAGTACCGCACGGTGAACACGATCAAGGGCCACAAGCGGCTCGAGGCCCAAGTCCTGCAAGACGCGCTCGACCGGCTCTTGTATTGGCGCGATGAGTACGTGGCGTATTCATCGCTGTTCGGTCAATCCATGAAATGGGTCGACAAGGCGATACGCTGCATCAAGAGGAGGATCGGAAAAAGTAAAGGCAGTTGAGGACCGGACCGGAGGGGAAGGGATTGGAGCGGAGCGGACCGGAAAGGCAGGGCAGGATCGGAGTGGAGGGGACCGGAAAGGACGGGAAGGGAAAGGACGGGAAAGGCAGTTGGGGAGTGGATTGGAGGGGAAGGGAACGGACTGGATTGGATAGGCAGTCTTGGCGGCGAGTGGCTGGGAGTGCATCGGATGGGAAAGTAGCGGATTGGAGGGGCAGGACGGGATCGGAACGGATAGGACCGGATAGGACGGGAAGGGAAGGGAATGGACGGGCAGTCTTGGAGCGGACAGGATCGGAGCGGAAAGGAGCGGATCGGAGAGGAATGGATGGGCAGTTAAGGACTGGACCGGATGGGAACGGACGGGAGTGGACAGGATGGGAAAGGCAGTCTTGGAGTGGACAGGAACGGAGAGGAAAGTAGGGGACTGGAGGGTTGAGGAATGGAGAGGATGGGCAGTTGAGGATGGGAGGGGACGGGACTGGAGAGGACTGGAAGGGCAGGATTGGAGGGGAGCGGACAGGAGTGGAGAGGAAAGGACGGGACGGGAGGGGATCGGAAGGGAAAGGCAGGCGAGGCTAGGGATTCACGATCTCGGCATACGCCCGCATCGCGTACATCAGCTCGGTTATCCCTTTTGCGGTCAAGCCCCAGCGGCTCGCCGGTCTTCCTCGCAAGCCGCCTGCGCGTTCCGTGAACGTGCGCCGAACGAAGCTCCGCTGCTCAAGGCTCCGCAATATCCGACGCGGGTTGAGCAGTTCAACTTTGAACAAGGTGAAATGCCGAATCTCCACGTCCCCCGTCGGCAATTCCCCTTGACGATAGAGCGCCGACATGACCCGCAACGCTTCGGGTAGAATCATGCCGCCCCAAACCCGAACGCGCCCGCGCTGATGACCCGGTTTCGAAACCCTGCGTCATTGTAGGCCCCCGGCGGAATCACAGCGGGCTTGACGTTCCCCCGCGAATCCAAAAGCCCCATGCTTTTCAGCCTCGCCCAACTGACGAGATGCAGGCCGCAACGTCACTGGAAACCGGCCGGGAGGCCCAGCGATTTCCATATCACGTCATCCGGCGCCCCCACGAGCCCGTCAGCCGCCAGATGATTGGGGCGCGTGCGGTCATCCTTGATAGCGCGCCGTTCCAGCGCCCCCACGAATTCGCGGACCTGTTCGTCGGAGGCTTGGCGGAACCGTCCGTTGGCGTAAGCGGTCGCCGCGTTCGTGCGATACACCGTCGAGGCGTAGGCCCGAGTCCACGGCCCGAGTTCTTGAATCGCCTGCTCGGCTTGCGCCGCTCCAGCCCCTTTGCCCTCTTGCAGCGCGCGCCAGATGATCTGCTGCACCTTGGCCGTCACGACCTTGGACGTCGAGCGGGCCAGGGCGAACGCGCGGGTGACCGAGTAGAGCCTCGATACTTCTTCGGCGCTTTTGGCAAGCGTCGGCTCCCGCCGGATCAGGTCGTCGATGGCCTCGTGAAACGTAAGCGTCTGATTGAGCGGCGTGTGGATCTCGACGTCGGCAAGCGTCCATTCGTCGCCCTTGTGGAAGGCGGCGTTGGACGCGATGCTCCGTGCTTCTCGTAGCGTTCTCCGGCACCCGTAAAGATCGGCGAGGGCGAGCGTGTTCTGGATGAGCGTTCCGAACCGGCGAAAGGAGGCTTGGGCCTTGCCGATCTCCAACCGGAATTTCCAGTAGGCAAGATCCGCAATTCCCAGGGCGAAGAGGTCCGTCGAGCGGTCGAGCACGTCCTCCAATTCACGCCGTGCCGCGCTTTGTGCGGCCCGGATGGGATGCGTGACGCTGCCGCCCATCTTCGCTCTCTCTCTTACCCCGGAATGATGAGGTTGCCGTTCGCCCTTCGCAGGTCGGCGGCGGTGGCCTGCTGGATTAGATGCGCGGCTTGCCGCTTCAAAGCCACCTCGACCATCCGAATCAGTTCCGGCGGCGCCTTGGCCCACTTGGACGCCATCAAAGCCGAAACCTTGAACCCCCCTTCGACCGGCAGCATGAAGATCCCTTTTTCCTGCGGAGTGCGGCCGGGAGCAACCACCGCCATCGTGCGGACAGTGTGCCAATCGAGATCCGCGCGGAGGGCTCCTACTTCACACTCGAACATGAACACCATGGGCCCGACCGTGCCGTAAAGCCAGTCGTGGGGGATGCGGGGCGTTTCTTCTTGGGTCATGCCGCGGCCTCCTTCTTTTCCGATTCCTCGATGACGCACCAGACATCGAGGTCCCGCTTGGATGATCGAAGCGCGTTCACTTGGACGAGCCGATATTCGGCGCCCTTGATCTTGATGATGGCTCCTGCCACCCGATCGGCGATGACGTGATCTCCGACCTTCAAGCCGGAAAGGGCTCGGTCCCCCGAAGGCAGGAGGGCACCGGGCCCGACGGCCGCCACCCGCGCCATCGCCCCTTTGACCGTCGGGCTGGGCATGACGAGGCCGCCAAGCATGTGCCGGGACCACTCCTCCTCGTCGTACTTGAGCAGGACCTTTTCATCCAGCGGTTCGACGGCCGTGATGTTGAGTTCTTCCTCCTTGCCCCCAAGCGTCACCTTGGCCCAAAGGCCACCGTGCCGGCGCAGGAATCGGTAGAAGGTGTTATGCCGCGCGTAATCCACCAACTCGCCGACGTACTGCATGCACAGGACATAATCGCCGGGCTGGACGTCCATGGGAATGAATGCGCCGCTCTCGGGATGACACCAGCCCTTGCCCGCGCTTACCACTTGGCCGAAGCAGCACTCGCTCTTTTCTTGCCCGACGATGATGAGTCCGCTGGAGGTCTTGGCCCGCGCAATCTGGCGAATCTGGAGAAAGTCCTGTATCGGGCGCAGGCTCTCCGGCGCGAGGTCGTCCTGCTGACCCCACTCGTGATGGACGCCGCGCTTGATGCGCCGGTACCGCGGTCTCACATTCCAGTCGCGGCCGGCGCGGTCTTGCTCCTCGCTGACGTTTCGCTTCTCCATCTCGTCTCAAACCCTTTCAAATCGAGCCCCGCAAATCGCTCTACCCCGTTCTTGTCCAGAAGCTCGAATATCTGCTCTTCCTGATAGGGGTGGCTGTCCAGCTTGATCTGGTCCTTGGCGATTCCGGCCCACCATTCCGGCGGTAGCGGATGAAGGTGCATCTCCCTTTCGTCCAGAGCCGCGTCGTAGATGGCGTTCAGCTCCTTGACGGTACGACGATCCGGCCAGCGGACCCGCTCGACCATGCGGTACAGGACGTGCTTTGCGATGAGGCGGCGCTTGTTGGCGAATTGCAAGTGCATCGCGCCGCCGCCCGCGTGTTCTTTCGATGGCATCTTTTCGAGCCAAGGGACATAGCGACCCCCGGCCCCCGAAGGAATACGGTTGTGGAAATGGTAGCCGTCCTCGCGCGGCTTGTGGGTCAAGGATTTATCGGCGTTGTCGTTAATGGCGATCGACAGGACCCCATGAGACCAGACGCTTCGATCCTGGCGGAAGTGATCCAAGTCGCCCCACACCGGGACCATGGGCAGTTCGAGCACTTGGCCCGGCGTCAGTCGTTCGCAGAATCCGCGCAGCTTCGGGAGGACGTTCGCCGTCGGGATCTCGTCGGCGTCGATCAGGCCAAAGTGGGTAGCGGACATGATTTCGCGGGCCGTTCTGAGTAAGCGGTCCCGTAGGTCCATCTCGGCCCAGTGCTCGCTCGGCCCCTCGAACAGCATCTTGACCCGGCCCGGATTCAAGAGGGCGATTTCCCCGACGATTTCAACCGTGCGGTCGGTGCAGACGTGGCAGAGCACGCACACCTCGTCGCACCATTGGAGAGCCGCGGGCAAGGAAGCCCCGATAATCCATTCCTCGTTGCGGACGAGCATGCAACCGACGATCTTCATGCTGCGGGTACCTCCACCCCAAAGGCCTTGAGGGCGGCGAGACAGATGGCGCGGGGGGCGCTATCGGCGCTGGCGACAAAAGACGCTCGCGCCACCGATCCGCCCAACATCTTCTGTTCGTAGCACCAGATCCCGGCAACCCACTTATTCTTCGCTGGTAGCCAGTTGACTTCGAGGAGTTCGCGCTCTTTGTCTCCCACCCTATCCTTCAGCTTTTCCATGACCTCCCACGCCGCTTCAATGGAAGTCGAATA